GGGGGCCTGGGCCGGCGCGCCTGCGCCCGCCGGGATCTTGGAGAGTGCGTTGAAGATGGTCTGGGCCTGGGTCTCGCTTGAAGCGTCGACGAACGCGACGCGGTCCTGGTCGGTCTGGAACAGGTTGAGCTGCTGCGCGAGCTGCTTGAGCGCGAAGCGGGGCATCTTCGACAGGCTGGCGAGGTCGCGGGGCGCGGTTTCGATCGTGACAGGTGCCATGTTCATGTTGAACTCTCTCCTGGGATTCGGTCTTCGTCGAACGTGGATCAGGGTTTCGTGGTGTTCGTTGGCGGTGATGCAGCCCACGACTTTCGTGTCGATGCAGCGGTAACACGCCGTGGGCGAGGTCGGGTCGTTAAAAACTGGGTCGGGTGTCCTCCTCGGCCCCAGCTCCTTGGCCGGGCACGTGAGCTGTGACTCCACGATGGTCCAGTGGTCTTGAAGCAGGGCGATGAGCCCGTTACGCAGCTCGTCGATCGGGTTGGCGTTCCCTTCCTCGAACCCCAACAAGGTGGCGATCAGCTTCGCCTTGGAGTCGGTGGGGGAGGCAGGAAGACCTGCAGCGACGCAGGTCTGAACGAGCTCGGTGACGTTGAACCGCCCGAGAAGGGCGGCGTCGGCTAGGTCGTCAGGGGATAGTCCAGGGGTGGTCGGGGTCCAAGGAGTAGAGGACTGCATCGAACGGGCTTTCTTCCCAGGCCAGGTTCCAGATCCAGATCACGGCGCGAGGCGGGCCTTCCTGCTTGTCGAGGATCATGGTGATGTGGTTCGAGTCGTCGACACCAAGGCCCTGCTTCAGCGCGTCCTCGAGGGCCTTGACGTAGTTCGAGACGTCCCGTCTCTTGTACTTGGTGTCGGTCTTTTTTGGCCAGCCCGTATTCACGACATCGGGGAAGTAGAGCCGGAGCGCGAGTACGAGCGGATCGTTCTTTCCTGCCCGCGCGTTGGGGTAGGCGCGGACCAAACCGACCTTGACCTCGTTGATGAACTTCGACCCCTCCTTTGTCAGAGCGCGCCCTCCCTTCTTCAGGTTGAAGTACAGGTGGTTCGAGCTCGGCGGCAGGGGGGTTATGAAGCGAATCATCGACCAGATCCAGAGAAGGGGTTCCAGTTTCGGGGCGTGCGGATCTCGGCCCCTCGCATCGGCATGTTGTGCTCGTTGCGCGCGCCCTCGAGGTCGGCCTTCTTCAGCTCGATGTTGCGGGACATCAGACCACGGCTCAGGTCGAGACCTTCCATCTTGGCTTTGAGCAAGATCTTGGCCTGCTCTGTCCGCTGCTTCAGGAGGTTCAAGTCCCTCCACCGAGGGTTGATCTGGTACGCGATCTTGATGTCTTCCGCCGTCGGTCCGTCGCGGGGGCCCTTCTTTTGCCCACGCAGTGTTCTCTTGACCTCGACCTCGATGTCGGACATCTCGTTCTCGACCTCCAAGAGCTGTGCGTCGATCTCAGCCATGAGCTCGCTGGAGTACCGGAGCCAGTTCACGAACTCGACGAAGCGATTCGTGTACTCCTCCGTTCCCGCGGTCAAGTCGGTTTTGTCGAGGATGGGGAACTCGCCGGGGGCCCGGACCGGGAGCATCGGGATGCCGCGAGCCTCCAGCTCTTGCTTGACCTGATCGAGAGTTGACCAGGTCTGCCTGCTCCGGACCCCGTCCGGCGCCCCGACCGAAGACGGGAGATGGAGACTTCCTTCGTCGCTGCTCATGTTCTGATCCTCTTTGCTGGGGTGTGGAGTTGGGGCTTGGGCTGCAGGGTCGCGGGAAGGCAGTGCCAGGAGAACGGGCAGAACTGACACCTGATGTCTTCCTCACGGTCGGGCAACACGCCCTCCGCGGCCCGCTGCTCGACCCAGGCAATGCGCTGCTCGAGCTCCGCCCAGCGCTCGGGCTGAAACTTGACCAGGAAGCTGCCCTCCGGCTTCGTGTAGTTCTCGTTCCCCTTGTTGAAGTACAAGACCCAAGTCATGGGGACGTCGTAGACCGCCATGTAGACGTGGGATTGCTCGATGTGGTCCTTCTTCGGCTCGTTCAAAGCCGCGAACTCGTCCGGGCTCGCAGACTTGATCTCGAGCAGCATGCGGAACACGGCGGGCCCCAAGACGTGCTCCCGCAACACGAAGAGACCGTCGAGATGGGACTGAATGTCCCAGCGCGCGGCCAGGGTCTGGTACTTGGGGGAGATCGGGAGCTCGGAGTGGAACGAGATGTGAGTCCCCCCGTCCACGTTGTACTCGAGCCTCCTGCACATGTTGTAGAACTCGCGCTGCAGCATGTCGTGCATGGCGTGGCCGAGCTTGAACTTCTTCTTCCAGAACAGGGACGTGAGGTCCTTGCGCTCGGTCCCGATCAACGAGTACACGACTTTCCGCTTGCACCCCGAGAGCTCGGATGCGTGAATTCCCGGGAGACGGTGTGACCCGTCCTCCGGCGTCGAGAGATGGTTCTCGAACGTGTCGTGAATCACGCTCGCGCACTTCGCCCAGTTCTCGTTCTCCTCATCCGTGTTGGTGAGCAGATCTTGGATCCGTGCGAGCGGCACTACTTCGGCTCCTTCAACATGATCAGCTCCTTGAAGTCATCCCACGGCATGACGGCCCAGGAGTCCTCGGTGCGGTGCGTGCCTCGATCCAAGAAGTCGATCACGATGACCGGGACCTCGTTCCACTTCGCTTCGCTTCGGATCTTGTCCAGGTCCTGGCGGGTGAGGCGGAACTCCTTGGCTTCTGTCGTCTTCCCATCGGCCCGAAACACGCCCTTTTTGCTGAAGTCGGACTTGAGCCAGGGCAGGGCCCCGGACCCCTTATGCCTCCTCCCGCCCACGTCTTGCGCCCGCTCATGTTCTTGTCGAGTCGCCCGTTTCTTTCTTCGCCTTGATTCGTTCCGGACCTGGATGTCGGGGACCACGAGCTCGAGCTTCTGCTCTTGCTCGTGCCAGAACGTGCTCTCCCAGCAGAAGTTGCAAATTGCGGGGCCGGTGGCGTGGGACCCGTCCGGCAAGATGATGCAGTTCTTCTTCCGAACCAGGTCCTCCTTACCGCACTGCTCGCAGACACCCCGCCCCCCGTCCTGCACGATCACCGATACGTGCATTGGACTCCAGCTGCCGCCAAGATCTCGCGACGTGCGATGTAGTCGGCGTCGTGGTCGGTCATGAGCTTCTTGACCAAGGAGTCGAAGGTCGTGGCGTCGGTGAACTCGGGGTGCGGCTGCTTGGTCTCGGGACGGAGTACGATCAGCTTGCCTCCGACCTCGACGATGATCCCGAGCCGGGTTCCAGCCTCGATCACGCTCTTGGCGGCGGACTGCCACGGGTCTTCGTTGTACAGCAGGGAGAACGACCCGCACAGATTGTCGCGCGTCCCGGCCTTGCCCTTCCTCGTCTCCCAGTTCACCTCCTTGCCGACGACGACCTTCTCCCCGTTCTTGCCGTCCTTCTCCTTCGCCCCTGACCAGATCATGAGGTCGCAGGCCTGGCCGTGCTTCGCCGCCGGCGCGCCCGCAGGCCGCCAGTCCTTGATGTACTTTTGCATGAAGGGCGCGGCCTCGGCCTTGGACCGGTTGTAGACGACGTGGTTTAAGAAGATGGTGCAGGTCTCGTTGACCACGCCTTTGGTCAGGACCTCGGGGTACCAGTGCTGGAAAAAGCGCTTCATGTTCGTGGCGTGCGCGCCCTGCTGCGGGAACTGCGACAGGTCTTGCAGGATGGCCTCGGCACTTGGCATCGCCGCCGTGATCGAGTCGACCCCGATGATCTGCATCACGTTGGTGCGCACGTACTCGAGCACGGCCCCGAGCAGCTCCTCCTGCGTTTCTGGGACACAGATGAGGAACTCTCCGACTTGGGTCGAGAGCTCCTTGATCTGGTCCTTGGTCAGCTGGGGCTGGCCACGTTCTTTGAGGTACTGCTGGTACTGCTCGATGTTGTCCTTCGGGACCGCGATCTGCACGCCCTGGGCCCGCATGAACATGTAGTCGAGCGCGCCCTCGACCTGGCCGTGGAAGATGCGAGAACGGGAGCCGTGGATGCGTTGGTTCATGGCGTAGACCCGGTAGAGCAGCAGGCTCTTGCCGCTGTTCTCGGGCCCCGACACGTAGTTCACGGTCCCGCCCGGGAAGCCTCCGCCGAGCTGGATGTCGAGCTCCATGATGCCGGTGGGACGGCGCGTGAAGTACGGCGTGGGCAGGTCGTCGGCGACACAGATGATGTTCCGTTTCGCCTGCTTGTTCAGCTTGTTCTGGATCGCCAGGAGCTTCTTCTTGTTCTCCGCGATGTCGTCTTTTCTCAGTCCCATCGACTCGTCACTCCTTCCGTTCGAACGGTTCGGTGCCGTGGCTGGGGCAGAGGAGGATCGCCCCTTGACGGACCGGCTTCTTCCCACAGATCGGGCAACCCTCGGCGGCCATCTTTTCGAGCTCTTCCTGCTCCGGGTGGCCCTCGTTCACGCCGTACTTCACCATGTCCTCGTCCGACCCGTCTCGCAGCACGTTGCTCATGTCATCCTCCAGAATCTGGTTGGGAGTTACTCCCGACATGCTACCAGCGTAGAGCCGCTGCAGGTCGTCGGAAGCGCGCGCCCGTCTGAACGTGGTCTTCCGAATCGTGCGCGGCTGCCCCCCAGGAGGGGTGTAGAAGACGACATAGGTGCGGAATGAACCAAACCCTTTGATCGTGGTTGTGGGGCGGGCCAGGATGTAGTGGGTTAGGATGCGAAAGTAGGCCGCAGAAAGAAGCGCGACCTGCTTGCGGGGGAACCCCAGGAGCCGTGCGACCTGATCGTCGATCTCCTGCTTAACCTCGTCCCCCCTCTTTCGCTTTACTTGGCCTCCAGCCAGCTCTTCCCCGCCCCGATCGAGGCAGTCAGCGGGACCATGAGGTCGGTCGGGAATGGGTGCTCCATCCACTCCTTGACCTCCGCCATCGCCCCGTACTCGCTCTGCAGATCGCCGATTCCTTGTTCGTCGCATTCGAATGTCAGCTCGTCATGGATCTGGAGGTTCATGAAGCATCCGTAGCGCTCATCGAGTTTGGCCTCATCGCATGCGATCATCGCCATCTTGGCGACGTCTGCGGCCGAGCCTTGGATCTCGGTGTTCGTGGCCTGCCTCTCGGCCTGGTAGCGGGCGAAGTTGTCACTTGAGATGATCTGCGGCAGGTAGCGCCGCCGCCCTAGCACGGTGAACGAGTACCCGGTCTTCCTCGCCCGATCGACTGCATCCTGGAAGAACTGACGCACAGCGGGGAGCCGTTCCAGGTACCGGTCCATCTTGACCTGAGCTTCTTCCTCTGTGCACCCGAGACGTGCCGCGAGCTTCTTCGCCTTCATGCCGTAGTTGAGACCGAAGCCGATCGTCTTCGCGTCGTTTCGCCAGAGCAGGCAGCGGTGTAGGTACTCGGTCAACGCGGAGGGCTCGAGCTCGCCAGCCTTGACCTTCTTGTCCGTCTTCTTCGCCTGGACCAGGTCGTCGTAGGGCGCGTCGTACATGAGCGAGGCGTTGCTCATGTGGATGTCCTTACCCGCCTTGAAGGCGGCAATCATGCCCTCTTCCCCGGACGCGGCCCCGAGCAGCTTCATCTCGAGCATGTCGTAGTCCGCGACCAGCATCTTCGAGCCCGGAGGCGCGACCACGCTGCCGCGAAGCTTGAACTCGTCGTTGTCCGCGTTGGGCCAGTTCTGCATGTTCGGGTCGCGCGCCGAGAGCCGGCCCGTGTTGTGCGTGACGATCCCCCCCGTGACGTGTGAGTGATCGACTTCGACCGTGAGCCCGTAGGTAACTTCAGGCTCTTCTCTTTTGATGGAGACCACCTGTGCGGTCCTGAAGCTCGCGCGCGCCCCGGTGATGTGCTCTTCATCTTTCCATCGTCGTCCGGCCCATATCGCCCGGATCAACCCCGCGCTTACACCGTACCGGGCCCCCAGGTCTGTGGCCGAGGGTCCTTGGGCGGCAGGCTTAGCCCAAACTCTCTCTCGCACGATCGCGTTAATGGCTGAGGCTGTGACCCCGAACGTTGCGGCGAGAGAAGCTTGAGTCTCGCCCTCTCTGCTTCGGCGCCGTATCTCGGTTGCGACCTCGAACGAGAGTTTGGAGCTCTTGCTGGGCGGCTGTCCTGGGCGATCAAGGCGCCGGATCTCTTCAACATCCTCCTCGGTAAGGATCGAGCGGCCTGCCCTCCTTTGGCTAAGTGACCCGTGCCGAAGCGCATCGTGCCGGTTCTCCAAGCTCGTCCCCCGCACCAGGTTCTGCGCGGTATTGTCCCAAGCGATACCGTTCAGGTGCCGCGTCTCCCCACTTTCGCCTTTACCGAATGCCTGGAGTACGAGGCGGTGAACGGAGAAGCTCTTCCTGTCTACGCCCCGTTTCTGTGCCCCGTTTCTGTAGAGCTCGACTTTGAGGTGGCCCCACTTTCCCTTCGGGCGTTGTGTCAGGTAGCGGCCTGTCTTGGTGTTGAAGATCCGGCCCCAACTCGAGACCGTGAAGTCCTCCCAGCCTTTGATGGCTCGCCATTCTTCGGGGTCAGAGTGGGTGAATACTTGGTCTTGAAGAGAGAGACTGTCGGCGGGCTTCCACCCCTCAATCGTGAGGTAGCGATGGTTCCCTGTCGTGCGTAGGACCAACCCATTCGAGAGCTCGACCCGATAGATTGGGACGGGCTGGTGAAGAGAGGTTTCAACTACCTTTCTCGGGACCCCGGTGTGCGAGATCACCAGGTCCCCAACGCGCACGTTTTCGACTGCCAGGTATCCGCGGCTCGTCAGAACGAGCTCGCCAGCGGGCATGCACCTCGTCACGTCCTGCTTCAGGTCGCAGTGCAGGCGGCTGAGCGGATCGAGCCGCTTGAGCATGCCCTCGACGTACGTGTCAAGGATCTTGACGTAGAGTCGGTGCTCGAGCAGCAGCTTGGCCGCTGGGACCTTGTGTGCGTAGAACTCGAGGAAGTCTTCGTCGACGCTCGGGGACTTGATGCCCTTCTTCCCCCCCTTCGTGAACTTGACGGGCGTCAGCTTGAGCTTGCCGAAGAAGTACTCTTTGAGCTGGTCGGGGCTCTTCGGGTTGATCATGTACCCGACCTCGCGCACCAGCTCCCGCATGATGGCGTCGATGCGCTTGCGGATCGGAGCGGCAAGAGTTGCGAGGTACTCGGTGTCGATCAAGACCCCGCGCCTCTCGCATTTGTACAGGACCCTGGTGAATGGGACCTCGATCTTCCAGAAGATGTCCCACATCGTCTCGTAGATGTCGGGGTAGAGCGAGAACGTGGCCTCGCGCTGTGCCTCGTCACGCAGCTTGTGGAGGATCTTCAAGGTACCGTACGCATCGTTTGAGGCGTACTCCGTGAGCTTGAACGTGTCGTTCTGGTACGCGTACAGCATCACGTCCTGGTACGAGGCATCCGGACTCAGGCCGTAGTTCTTGGGCTTGAACGTGTCCTTGAAGTCGCGCCACTTCCAGCCCAGCACGTCGCCCGCCATGAACTTCAGGTCATGGTCGCAGTCTTGGTAGAGCAGGGAGTGCAGGACCTGGGTGTCGACGAGCTTGCCCTGAAGGTTGACGCCGACGTTGGCGAGCATGTGTGCGTCGTACTTCGCGTTGGCCAGGACCCAGTGTCGGGTCGGGTCGGAGAAGAGCCCGGCCTTGTCGAAAAGGCTGAGCGTGTTCGCCGGCATGCAGAGTCGCCTGTTCCCCCAGGCCAGGGACCAGAACAGGGGAATGTCCTTCCAGCGCACCAAGCCCGTGGTCTCGGTGTCGATCGCGATCTCTTTCTGAGCCACGAGCTCGTTGATGAGGTTGTCGGTGACGCGCTGGCTCCCAAGCGAGCCGTCGAGTGTGTAGTGCTCCGCCGCCGGCAGATCGAGATTGAGCTGCATAGTCCCTCGCTAAGAGGCCCCCCGCCCCGGTGGGGAGGCGGGGGGCTAAAAAGCACTAGCGCGCGTACGGGGTCGAGCCTCCGCCCTCTTGGGGCTTCGGCGGCCCGAAGATCTCGACCTGCTCCTCGTAGGAAGTCGGGGCGAAGATCTTGTCGAGAGGCAGGGGCTTGGCGATCTCCTGCATCTGCGGGTCGATCGGGCGCGGCTCGCTCCACGACGGGATCTGTAGCGAGGTCTGGTTGCCGTTGTCGCCGGCGGTCATGACGCGCATCACGCTCATGTCCACCTCGAACACCGTGGCCCGGACCGGGTTGCGGCCGACGGGGGAGCAGTTCGCGCACGCGAACATCTCGTAGGGCCTTCCGGTGTACCCGCAGTGCCCGCACGTCATGTCCTTCGACGTCAGCTTCTCGATCTCCGCCATGGGGTAGGTCGTGGTCGCCATGTCGATGAGCGGGTGGCCGCAGTCGTTGCAGACCCAGCCCGTGGTGTGGATCGCGTCTTTTTGTCCGCACGTGGTGCAGGACATGCCGACCAGCTTGTCCGTGTTCCAGAGCGTCTCCCAGTGTGCGGAGCCGAGGGACCAGTGCAGGACGTGCGCCGGCTTCTGCTCGAACTGCGAGTACTGGAGCCGGAGGTGCGGCTCGACCTTGGTCCAGGCCAAGATCTGGGACCCGTCGTCCTTGGTCTTGACCTGGCCCGTTCGCTGGTCGATGACCGGCGCCTTGGCGTAGGTCATGTAGTGGAGCCAGCTGAACGTGTTCATCTCGCGGCGGCCCATGCGGCCCCGCTTCATGCGCCCGGTCTTGGGGTCGGGGACTCGGGTCTCCCAGTAGATGTCGCAGCCGCGGCAGGGCTGGCGGCGATCTTTGAGGAAGGCGAGCGGTCCGCCGGAGCAGATCGTGCCTCGCTCGAGCACGCCGTCGAAGTGCTCGACCCAGGGGAAGTACGGCAGCACGGTGCGCTCGATCACGTACTCGTTGGACTTGCCGGGGACGGGAACCGCGACCTCGACCTCGTACTGGCCCGCGAGGAGCCGGCCCATGTCGGGGGGTGCGGAGGTCGTGGGCTGGAACTTGCCGACCCAGATCGGCGGCGGGCGCCGGTTGAACGACTGACGGCGCCCCGCGTCCCGCTTCTGGCGGAACTGCTCGGCCTGCTGCCGCCAAGCCGTGACGTTGTTCAACTTGCTCGGATCTTTGCCAAAAGCGCTCATAGCTGTGCTCCTTTAATGGCCCAGAGGTGTGAATCCTCCGCACCCGCGAGGGCATGGAGAACCTCTTCTCGGCCGAGATCACTCGGTTGTTGTGCCTGGTAGCGGACGATTTTGACGTCCAGACTGCTATTCAATATGGGTGCGATCGTGCGCGTTGCTTCGTGACCCGCTGGGTCGTTGTCCAACATCAGGTACACCGTTGCGCCGAGGCGTTCAAGGACCTGTTGTTGGTACGGTGACATCGAGCTGCCCTGCAGCGCGGCGGCATTGCCGAAACCGTGTTGAACAAGGCGCATGCACGCCTTGTACCCCTCGACCAGCACCACGGCTGAGTCGGGGGAGCGGCGTGGGACGACCTGCTTGTACCAGCTGTGCGCGTTCCAGAGGTAGCGGGACTTTTTCGTGTTGCGGTGGGGCAGGCCCCAGGCCTCGTACTCTTCCTTGTAGACCTTGTAGCGACCTCCTTCTTGGACAGTTGAGCGCCCGTTGATCCCCATCAGCTGACCATCGAGATCGCGAATGGGGAACGTGATGCGTTGGTGCACGTCGTCGTACCCGACGTCGAAGCTCCGAAGCAGCTCCATCGGGTAGCCTTGGTTGAGCAGGTCGAGGGGGCAGGCGTCGAACAGGCCCAGGAAGCCCTCGGGGAGGGGCTCGTCTTCTTTCGGCGGCCGGAGCGGGTCGAACTGCTCGGGCTTGTGCCGTGCTACCTCCTCCAGCAGGCCTTGAAACTGGCGCTCGACGATCTCCCCGCTGAACCCGAACTCGAACAGCAGGTCTTTGAGCCCGCCCTTCTGCTTGCAGGAGAAGCATCCCCAGCGTCCGGTGCGGATGGAGAGGTAAAAAGAAGGGCCACTCTCCATCCGCCCGTCGGGTTTCCGGTGGAACGGGCAGATCGCCATGACGTAGTCATCGCCCGACGAACGGACCTTTTGCAGGTGCCGTCGTGCGAGGTCGTAGATCTCGTTCATATCACTGCGTTGACTGCCTTCGTGATGGTGCTGCTCTCCTCAGGGGAGAGCTCGTGCCTGCCGCCGTTGACGGCGTACGACGTACCGTTGGCCGAGGCTTTGGCGCGGATCTTCTTCGTTGTCGCCTTCGGGCCCTCGTCCTCGTCCGTGTCGTTCGCCGCGGCCTTCTGAGCCTGCGACGCGTTGAGGATCTCCTTGAATGTGAAGTCGACGGCCGGCTCTCCCCCGATACGGAGGCCGTGGAGTGCGAACTCACGTGACCCGCCGAATATCAAAGAGATCGTGTTCTCGAACTTGTCCGCGATACACCGCGCGATGATCGTGGCGTCCTGACTGATGGCGTCGCTGAACGCGATCTCATCCAAGTTCGCGTCGTTGTTGGCCGCTGCCTTCCTGTTGGCCTGCATCGTCGCGATGACGGGTGTCCGCGTGTCGAGAATCATCTGCCGCGTGTCGCGCGACACGCTCATCATGCGCTCCCAGTTCGCGGCGCGCTTCGACACGCCCTCCGGGGCCATGAGGTACAGGCCGTCGATGAAGATGAGGTCGGGCTTGTAGAGCTCGACCTTGGCCCGGAGCCAGGAGACGGTGTCTGCGCCCCGCGCCACGTCCTTTCCGGAGAGGCAGACGAAGGTCTGGCTCTCTCGGAGCTGGTGCAGGTACTGCTTCATGTAGAACAGGTTCGCGCGTTGGCTCGGATCGAGTTTGGCGCGCCTGAGCTCGGAGTAGGGCAGGAGGCAGGAGCAGGCCGCGACACGTCGGTAGATGTTCTTCGGCGTCATCTCCTTGGTGTAGGCCAGGATCTTTTTCCCGCACTCGTACGCGTGCGCCATCATGTACGAGAGCACCCAACTCTTCTTGGACTTGGGGCGCCCGTAGATGACGATGTAGTCCTCCTCCTCGTAGCCGTTGGTGTGTTCGTTCATCACGACCCACGGCCAGAGCCCTTTCGGCATGTACCGGCCGGCCTCGAGGGCTTCGTAGTCGTCGCAGATCTGGTCGATTGCGTCCGCGAAGTGGACATCGACCGTGCGCGGGGTCGTGAGCTGCTGGAGGCGCGCGATCGTCGACTGGCAGGAACCGATCGCCGTGATTGGATCGATGTCTGCGTTCTTCGCCAGGTCTTCTGCCGCCTTCTTCGACTCCATGCGAAGGCGCACCATGCGCGCCTCATGGCACAGAGCTTCGGTGGTGACCTGAGGTCCGTCGTCGCAGAGCGGGAAGCTCGGGTACTTCTGGGCTAAAAGATTGGGGCCGATGATGGCGCCTGTCGCTGTCTTGTACCCCAGGAGCTCCTCGAACCAGGTCCGCTCCTCGAGAGTAAGAAAGTCGTCCTTCGTGATCCCCCAGTCCAGCGCCTTGTTCAGATTTCCAGTGCGAATGATGTTCGAGAGAAGCTGCATCCCGACTGTCGCCACGCGTCCTCCTGGCTAGCCCTATCGCAGCTGTTATCCCCGGGGACACGGGGAGCTTGCGGAGGCGTCTGGGCAGACTGCCTCACCCGTCCCATCCACGTCAACACGCTCCCCCTATCGTTGCGGTATCCCCGCGTCATCTCGCAACGTTTCGCCGATCCCCATCAAGTCTCCCTCATCTTCCCCAAGATCGCTCATGTGCCGGCGCGCTACCTCGAGCTCAACGGCCGCAAGGAACTCTTTCGCCTGCTCGATGAGGGCGGGAGACCAGGGGCCGTTGAAGCTCGTGGTGCCGTGCGTCTGGCCCGTCTTCGAGCTCACGAAGGCGGCAGTCGTCCTTAGGGAAAGCGGCCCCCCACGTCGATCTGCTTGGAGCGTGAGCTCGAAGAGAGCGAGCCCGTCGAACGATGGGGAGCCTTTGATCACGGTGCCTTCTCCTGCGGAGCCATTCGCTGAATGTAGTCGATGAACCCGTCTGCCAGCTCGAGAATCTTGGATGCTGCGAGCTCGGCAGCCCGGTCGATACGTGGTTCGCTCTGGTCGCACTCCAACGACAGGTGCACGAAGATCTTCATCCCGGCACCCGGCGTCAGGTCAGTGCCCAGCGAAACCTTGGCCCGAGCGCCCGTGCCTTGGGCGAGCTCGACGAAGGGGTCGTGGGACTGGATCGTTTCTTCTTTCACGAGAACTCCATCCTTGTAAAGACGGGCGACGCCCTTCACAGCCCGATCTTTTCGGGCTTCTTGTACTTGAACCCGGGCTTGTAGAACGTGCTCGCCTCTTTCTCCGACAGCTCTTTCGTCTCCAGCGCGCGCCGCACCGCTTCTTTCGGCAGCGAGTACACGGCTTCTTGCCTGACCTGCCCGCCGAGCTTCAGGAAGCGGGCGTGCCCGAGAAGGTTGTACGCCTGCTCCCCGTCGACCTGCGTGTTGTCCTGGTACGCGACAAAGTCGCCTGACGTGACCTGCTTCTGCCGTGCCGCGCTTGCCGCGCTCTCGAGCAGATCGTTGTACTGCCGGACCAGGAAGGCGTACTCCTCGAAGGTCTTGTGGTGCTTCGCCTTGAACGCGCGAAGTTGTGCCGCGGCCTGTTCGAAGGCTTCGACTTCGGGGAGGGTTTCGATGGGTGCGAGACTACGAGTCATAGTCGTGCTCCTGTTCCCAGGTGAGGTCGTTACTGATGCGTTCGATCTCGTCGTCGTCGACAGGATCGGGAAAGGACGGCAGCGTGTCCTGCCGCAGCTCTTGTTGATACCGTTCGAAGATGCGCTTCGCAAACACGATGTCGCTGATCAGCTTCCGTGAATCCGACTTGGCTCCTTGATCGCCAAGATTGCGAAGAACGAAGGCCGGATGAAGAGTCGGGATGACGAGGTACCGGACTTGGTTCGGCTCACTCGGCATCACCATCTCCCCATGAACCTTTCTGCGCCACACCCCCTTCTTCTCGGTGAGGACGGGGCGGAACCCGGCGCCTGGGATCGAGATGTGGAGAGGCTCGCCTCGCTCCTTGGTGATGGCAAAAGGCCGGCCGGTGAGGGCAGAGGTCGCAGCGACGCCGAGCGTGACGATGACGATGGGGTCGACGAGATAGATCTCCTCCTGAAGCCGCGGCATGCAGGCGGCCACGGCTTGAGGCGGCGGGACCTGGTCTGCCATACGGACCATCTGCTTGCCGCCTCGGGTGACGAGCAGCGGGTTGCCGAGAGCATCCGTGGCCGGCTGACAGCTCCGGCACGTCACGACGTTGGTGAGGTAGCAGGGCGAGACCTGAACCTTGTCGATGATCTTCCGTAGCAAGGCCCCTGACTTGCCGATGAAGGGCCGCCCCTCTCTCTCCTCGATCCAGCCCGGGCCCTCACCGACGAACATGACGCCACGAGGCAGGCCTTCGCCGAACACGAAGGCCCCGCCCTCCGCCTGCCGGTACTTGCCGAGATCGCAGGCCACGCACCGTTCCCACTCGGCCTGGAGAACGGACAGCTTCTTGCGTGCGTCCATCACGCGCGGATGATGCCGGCTCGGCGCGCTCGTTCCTCTTGCATCACGGCCTCGGCCTGTTGCAAGAGAGCTCGGCAGCGCTCTTGGTCTTGGGGCACCATGTCCCTGACACGGGCGAACAGAAGGCTCTGCGTCAGGTAGGCGCGGCAGGGCTGGGTCGTGAACTCGTACATTGCGGCGAAGGAAAGTCGTCCGACCCCGTGCTGGCCGGGGGTCAGCGGCGAGAAGTAGTCGACCACGTGCTCGACCGGAACCGCCTCCGGGATCATCACCTGCTCGACCCGCTGTACGGGGATCGCCGCGAAGAAGACCTTGGCCCCGAACGAGGCAAGGACGACCTCGGTTGCATCCGGCCCTGTCGGTTCCGCGAAGGGCACGCTCTCCAGGCAGCTGCGGACGGACTTACTCTCTGAGTCTCTGCGTTCCATGTAGCCTCTTTTCTTCTTCAACTCGTTCGAACGGGATCGAGCCGCCGGCGTCCAGTGGCCAGTTTGTAAGCAAGCGGCGCATCTTGTTGCACATCGCGATGATTGCTGAGATCTCGTGTTCGACCACGGCATAGAGCGGGTCGCGCTTCCCTGCGAAGTTGCGGAGGGCCCTCCCCATCGTCTGCTGCACCCCTCCTGCGTCGGTGATCGGCATGGTCTGGAGCACGGTGTCGATCGGCGTGTGGTCGAGTCCCTCTCGACCGTACTTGGGGACAGCGAACGTGATCCGCTTTTCCTTCAGCATCTTCATCCGGTCTCGGGCCGGGATCTTGTAGATCATGAGCCCCGCGTCCCCTGCGGAGCACCGAGCCATCATGTCCTTGATGAACCGGCTCTGGTCTCGTTTTAGTGCCCGTTCAACCTTCTCGTACACTTCGTGTTGTCGAAAGCGGAGCAAGATCTCGGTGATCGTAGCCTGAGCGGTCTGCTTGGTTGCGGCTGGCTTATTCGGGTCCTTGAGTAGATCCTGCAGGGCTCCGAGCCTCATGCGCAACCTGCCGTGCATTTCTGGGGGGAGGAAGACGGCTTGATCCGTCTCCCCCAGGCTTGAGGGGGACGGGACGGGCAGCTCCCCGTACAGCGTGTTGTGTCCGTTCCAGAGCGCGAGAAGGCCAACGGCCTCGGAGACTGAGGGGCAGATGACGAGGATGCGCCTGCCCTCGTCGTAGTACCGTCTCAGGTGGCCCAGAACGAACTCGAGGTGCTCCCTCCAGCGCCCGTAGTAGACGCCGAGCATGCTGAGGTGGAGCTCGCCGTTCTTATCGCGAACTTCGGCTCCGACTTTTGGATCGTCGATGTCCAGCTTGGCCCCCGACCACAGGAACTCGACTCGTGCCGGGAGGTCCGGTTTCAGGTTTTTGTAGAGCACGGGGCCGACGTGCATCTCGTAGATCACGTGGTAGCCGTCAGCACGGGTCGGGGTCGCGCTGAGTAGGTAGCGCCGGCCGTAGAACATGTCGGCGCACCTTGAAAAGACCTGAGCCGCGAGGTGGTGGCCCTCCTCGAAGAAGATGACGCCGAAATGCCGTCTGATCTCTTCGAGGAGATCGAAGGCGTGCCTCGACAAGGTCTGGTAGGTAGCGAGCACGATGGGCTTCTTCCAGTCCCAAACCTGTCCTTGAATTCGGCCTATGTCCTCGGGCCGGATGTCGAGGAAGGACAAGATCTTCTCCTCCCACTGCATGACGAGCTGCTCGGTGTCCATGACCACGAGCGTCGGAACCCCGAGCCGGCACGCTACTTCGAGCGCGATGGGAGTTTTACCTCCCCCGCATTTGAGCTGGAGGATCCCCCCCTCAGCGGCGAGTAGTGCCTCAACCGCGTCACGTTGGGTCGTTTCGTGCGGTTTGAAGAAGTCGAGTACGATCTTGCTCTTGATTGTGATTCGTTCGAAACTTGTGGGGCGAGCATCAACGACCGGAAACCCCGCCTTGGTCAGGTCGTGGTAGAACCCTCGAGGGATGACGAGATGGTCCCTCGTCTCCCGCCACAGCTCGAGCACGGCGGGAGTCGAGGAGCTCATCAGGTTGAACGTGAGGGCGGCCTTGACCCCCGCGACATTGACGCGGCTCTTAGGGACCCAGAGCGCTTCCCTGAGGTAACCAATCTCGGGTCGGGGGGAGAAGAGCTTCATGTCTACCGCTTGAAGATGGTGTGGTCGAAGAAGTGCGCCAGCGAGTGGCCGATGGACTTGCCGATGGACCGGAACAAGGTCCGCACCAGAGGCCCTCCGATCCCCTCATCGGGGTGTACGGGCTCCGGTGTCGTGAGATACGCCGGCATCATGTAGTTCACCGGCATCATCTGCTGGTAGCCGTAGGGCTGGGGCGGGTACTGCGGTTGTTGGAACTGTGGCTGTTGGTAGGTGGGCTGAGGCTGGTAGGTGGGTGCTGGCTGGCTCTGTACCATGATCGGCCGTGGAGGACTCGGTGGCGTCGAGAAGCTTGGGCGCGGCACGTACGGCACGTGACTTGGCTGGCTCGGCCGGACCAGGTTGCGGGCCGGGATCAGGGGTGTCGGGGCTTGTCGGTTCATGGTCTCGACTCGGCACTGATCCTTGTAGACGCAAGCCGGCTCATTGTGGCTGCCTGTTTTTGGATCTTGGTACGCTGGATTCGGCCCTCCTACACACTGCGTGTCGGTTGCGACGTGACTTCCGAAGCACGATGGGCGTGATGTGGTGATGGTCATGTACCTGGTTCGTCTCCGAAACTCTTATCTCTGAAAAGCGAGTTGACTTCGCAGGTTCTCTTCTCCCGCCCCCCGGCTTACTCTTGTCCCTGTTCACCCTTCTGGTCTAGGGTTTCCGGGAGATGGCGATGCAGCTGAGCGGTCAAGTTCTGGACATCTACGACGACTACCGAGGCGAGCTGCTTCGCAGCATCTTTCCGAGCCAAGATCTTGTGCCGGAAGCCGTCAAGACCGCGCACTACCTCTCCCCTGAGGAGAGAGCGGCGCTTCCGGATGACGTATTCGCGCTGGTCCTCCTCGACCAGGACCGGGTCTTCCGCAAGTTCGCCTGCATCGACAGCGGGAACGTGCTGCTGTCCGCCCACTACCTCGACAAGGTGGGGGAAAAGCTCCCGGCCGAGGCCCGACTCACCGCGCTGCAGAATCTGAGCAAGGCCGCGGCATGGTACGGCCTCGACGAGCTCGCCGCCGAGCTGCAGGCGAAGACGGCCGGCGTGCTGGGCGCGGTCGGAAAAGCTGCCCTGAACCGGGCCGCCGCCAACCCGATCGGAACCCTGATGACCGCCGCCACCCTCCCCTCCCAGGTCAAGGGCACGAGCCAGGCCATCAAGCAGAACTTGGGCGCGGTGCGGGGCCTGGAGCAGGCCGGGGCCGGGGTCGTGACGCCGGAGAACGTCCACCACGTGCTCGGGTCGATGGGCAAGCACGCCGAGCTCTCAGGGACCTACCCCATGCCCAGCCAGCCCACGCCCCTCGTCGATGCGGCAAAGCCGCAGAAGACCGTGATCCGCAAGACCGCGGCCGATCTGCGGCTCGAGCCCTACGTCGATCTGTCTCTTTGCGCCCCGTCCCGCCCCCAGCAAAAGGTGGCGCAGCGTCGCGCCCTAGGCGACCGCTATCCGCTCGACGACTACGCCCAGGTCAAGGCCGCCTCAAGCTACTTCGACCAGCACCACCACCTCTTCACCCCCGACGATCGACGAGAGTACTGCAAGAACATGGTGCCTCGTGCCGACGAGCTGCAGATCCCGGTCTCCGACCTGGCGCGGAAGTACGCCTCGGCGAGCTTCGCCGAGGACGGCTCGATCAAGCAGGCGCTCGAGCTCCGAAAGGAATTCGTGCAGACAGTCGAGGACGGTGCTGCTGTTCTCGATCAGCTGTTCGAGAAGCGCGCCGAGTATGGCCCCGAGCTTTTCAGCGCGGTTCTCCGCGAGTTCGACCAAGTGAACGGGATCTCACAAGTCTATGGCCGTTTCGTCCCCGATCACGTACTATCGACTTTCGGCTCGGTGAAGGTCGCGGAGCACAAGGAAGACTGGAGTGAGGTCCTGGGCGATCTCCTGGTTACGTACTCCGACCTCAACCGGCTCGTACAGAAAGCGGGTTCGATCTTGGTCAAGCGGTACGGCGAAGACTTCGTGAAGGAGATGGGCAAGGATCCGGTCGGGATCTGGAAGTCCTTGCCTCGAGACCAGCGCGTCTCGCTGGCACGCCTCGCCGCCACCATCACGTGCTGAGGCCCTGTGCCGACCTCCGACGAGAAGCTTTTCGACCGTCTCCACCAAGCCCGTCTCGCCCAGGACAAGGCGGATCGGTTCGAAGACGACGAGCCGACCGCGGTCCTGGAGCAGGGTGAGGCGGAGGAAAGCCCGACACCGCCCCCCGCTCTCGTCGAGGTGGGGCCAGGTCACGTGACCAGGGCCAACCTGTTGCGGCACCCTGAGGCCCATCCCATCATCCTCGATCTCCTCCTCCTCGAAAGGTACGGGCCGGAGTGGCTGGGGTGGGAGCCCGAGACCTTGTTTCTTCGGGTCCCGCAGGACTTCAAGAGCGCGATCAGCGACCTCAACGCCACGAAGTTGCAGGCAGTCAAAACCCTGCACCTTGTCGATACGTACTGGCAGCATTGGGAGGTCTTCCTTTGGCTCTCCATGGCCTTGAACGGGATCTTTCCTGACTTCCGCGCGCTTCAAGTCCCGTCAGTGGGCGTGCTGTTGGTCAGTGTCGACATCGCGAACCGGGTACGGCAGGACGTGGACTGGACCGATGAGGTCAAGACGTTCATCGAGACCGTGCTCGTCCACGAGTCTTTCTTCACGCCGATCGAGCCGTTGTCGAAGGTGGTCACGATCCATCGGGATTCGGAGCTCGCGGACTGGGCATCGATCGACGCTCGTTGGCCGGCGTTGAAAGCATCGAAGATCTTGCCGCCGGACGACACGGCCGAGAACGTGCAGTTGCGTCGAATGTTTGATGCGAACTCTCTCTTGGAGGAGAGTAGGGAGCAGTATCATGCCCAGCTACCCCTCGTATCGCGCTCTTGATCGTGAGGTCGTCGCGGACGGCTTTCTTTCCGCGTTCCGGAAGGAGGCAGGAGTCGTTGCGCAGGCCCTGCAGAACCCCCGGGTGCACGCCGCGCTGGGCGCGGCCGGCGCCCTGGGCGGGATAGGTGCTGTCGGGGGAGGGCTGCTTGGGGCCGGGACGGCTGGGGTCGAAGCCTACCGCCAGGCCAAGGAGACCGGGGCATCGACTGGGCAGGCCTTGACCTCGTCCATGGTCTCCGGGCTCTCGGGGGCGGGCCGGGGCGCGATTCGGGGCGCGGCGCTCGGGGCTGCGGGGGGCGCCGCCCTGGGCGGGATTTCGCCAGGAGCGGGGAACTTCGTGGCGCGGGCGCGGGAATTGCCGGGGATCGGGGCCGCGGCTCGGCTCGGGCAGCGCCAGACCCACGCCCTGACCGGCTGGCTCCCGGAGCAGGGGAACGTGCGGTCGTTGGGGCAGCTGAGGATGGGTTCGTCGGTCCAGAAGGAGAACTTGGCCAAGGCGCAGGACGCGCTGCAGGCCGCGAAGGCCCAGACCCACGGCTCTCCGGAGCAGCTCGAGAAGGCTGTGGGCCGGGCCGGGCGTGAGGTCGAACAGAGCCGGAGGGGGCTCGAGGCGGCCGAGAAGGCCGAGGACTGGGGCTTGACCAGCATCCCCGGCTACCTGCGCTCGGTCCGAGAACGAGGCCTGCTTCCCACGATGCGTACCGGTGCCGAGGAGCAGTGGCACAGCATGTCCCCGGGGTGGAAGGCCGTCTCCCTGGGCGTGCCGGCGATCGAGATGGCCAGCGCGCTTCGGGCCCCGGAGGGCCCCGACGGGCCAGGCCGGGGGGAGCGTTTGGGGCGAGGGATCGGGGCCGCGGTCGGGGGCATGGCGATGGGCGGGATTCCCCAGCTGACCGGGAGCCTGCTCGTGACACCGTTCCTTTCCGGCGCCGGCGCCATGGCTGGCCGCGGCGTCGACAAGATCCGCAACTTTGGCTCGGGAGGAGCGCCTGATGTTCGTCGGTAGTCCTGGTTACTCGGCCCCGGCAGGGCTCCGATTCAACGGTGTGACGCGTGGCCGTATCCCGAACTCGGCCCCGTACGGCGTGACGTATCCGTCCCCGTTCTTCGACATCGCGCACTCCTATCTCCCGCCCACCATGAAGCTGATGCTTCGGTGGTGTCGGCACTTCTTCCTCATCCACCCCCTCATCAACTCCGTGATCTTCAAGCTCGCGGAGTACCCGGTCACCGAGCTCATCATCGAGCACGCCGATCCGGAAGTCGCGCGGCGCTGGAAGGAGTTCTTCGAGGATCAGCTCGACTGGCGCTCGAAGCAGATCGACATCGGGCTCGACTACTACACGTACGGCATCGCCCCGGTCACGGTCGGACTGCCCTTCATCAAGTACGTGCGGTGCCGCGCCTGCAAGTTCGAGGCGCAGGCCCGGCTGATCCGGAATCGGTGGATCTACACCAACAACAGCTTCCGGCTGACCTGCCCCCGCTGCCCCCACATCGGTGAAGCGGACTCGTACGACTTCTACGTCAAGAACGCGTCGGGTATCCGCGTCCTGCGCCTCAACCCCGAGGACATGGACATCAAGCACAACGACATCGCGGGCGAGACCACGCACTACTACACCCTGCCCGCCCCGTTGCGGAACGACATCGCGACCGGGAAGAAGGACATCATCGAGACCACGCCGCAGATCTTTTTGCAGGCGGTTCGAGAGCAGAAGTCGGTCATCCTGAACCGCAACGCGCTCTTCACCATGAAGCGGCCGAGCCTCGCCACGCTCGATCGAGGCTGGGGCACGCCCCTCCCCCTCCCCGTGCTCAAGGACACGTTCTACCTCACCGTGATGCGGAAGGCACAGGAAGCGGTGCTGATGGAGCACGTCGTCCCGCTCCGGCTCCTGTTCCCGCAGCCCGCGGCGGGGAGCGCCGACCCCTTCACCTCGATCTCGCTCCAGGACTGGAAGGAGCATATCGCGATGGAGCTGGCGCGGTGGCGGCAAGACCCGAACTACATCCCGATCCTGCCTCTCCCCGTAGGGCAACAGAGCATCGGTGGCGACGGCAAGGCGCTCCTGCTCGTTCAGGAGATGATCATCTGGGGGGAGCAGATCATCCAGGGTATGGGCGTCCCGATCGAGATCGTGAAGGGCGGGGCATCCTGGAGCGGGTCTCAGGTCTCGCTCCGCATCGTCGAGAACTCGATGCTCGGCTACATGATGGGGCATCGCCGGCTCGCGCGGTTCGTGATGCAGAACGTGTCTTCGTACCTCGGGTGGCCGATGGCCGACGTCAAGTTCCGGCCGTTCAAGATGGCGGACGATCTGCAGCGCAAGCTGTTCCTGTTCCAGCTGAACCAGGCCAAGCTCATCAGCGACAAGTCCCTGCTCGCCGAGGACGACCGCGACGTCGAGATCGAGAACAAGCTCATGATCGAGGAGACCAAGGGCAGGCTCGAGGCAACCAAGACCCAGCAGCTCGCGATGGCCAAGATCCAGGGCGAGGTGCAGGTCGAGATGTCGAAGTACCAGGTCCGGGCCCAGCAGGTCATGATGGAGGCTCAGCAGGCCCCGACCGCCCCGGGCGAGCCTGGAGGCCCGGGCGGTCCGATCGAGGGCGCGTCGGTTGACGTGCCTGATGCGATGCAGAGCCCGCTCGGTCAACAGCAGCGGTTGGGCGGCGCGGATGGGCAGATGTCGATGGGCGTCGACTTGCGGCAGATGGCCCAGGCCCAGGCCCGGCTCATTGCGTCCATGCCTCCCCAGCAGCAGGACGTCGCGATGCAGAACCTGCAGGCCATGAGCCCCGAGCTCGCCGCGCTCGTCTCCGATTTCCTGTCCCAGCTCAACGGTTCGCAGCAGGCACAGGGCGCCGAGGCGTCGGGGATCGACGCACGTCCCCTGCCCGAGCAACGCCCCCCGCGTCGGGACGGCGCGTCGATCTGAGGCTAGAAAAAGGCGCCCCCGAAGAGGCGCCTTGGCTCATACGACCTCAACCTCCCCGCCGAACACTATCGTCGAGGAGCCGGTTCGGTCGAACCGTACCGTGCAGAGCGTCTCGCCCCCACACCGTCGCTCGACTCCGACGATCGTTCCTGTCTCTCCCGGCTCGGCGTGGATGAACTCGGGGTGGGGGAACTCCTCGTTGGGGTCACCTCGTCGTTCTCCACCCCCCTCCACTACCCGTTTCTTGGCCCGTACCCGCAGTGCGGAGGCCGGTACGAACCCATACTCTTGAGAGGAGCTGTTCGGTTTTTCACGGGGATCTTCGAATAGGCTTCGTTCATGGAGGGTGTTGATCGCTGCCCAGAACTCGTCGTTGGTCTCGGCTATCGGCATCCGGCGCATCGGGACTGTGAAGTCCCAGATCGTTCCGTCGTGTGCCGTGACTTTTATGATCCCGCCGCTTTGCTCGACCTTGAGCCCAATCTTCTTCAGATGCTGCACTACTTCGTCTCTGATATTCATTGCTAGTCTCCTAGGCCTGGGAAGTCGTCCTCGTGCCCGTCTTCGCGAACCACGACCACGGGCCCCCAAGGCGGTCGCCGGCTCCAGCCCGAGGCCAAGATCACCCACTGCAGTTTCAGATCGCGGGGCTGGGGTCCGCAGTTACCGTCTCCATCCGTGACATAGGTGAGCAGGTCCAGCTTGGGTCGGAGCTCGCGGGCTCGGGCAATGACAGGCTCGAAGTTTGTCCCACCTCCACCCTTGATCTGCATGCGGTAAAGGTCACGCAGCTGAACTTCTTTGATGTCGGCGACGCCGGCGTCGCCTTGTATCAGCACAGCGCTCGAGATTCCGAGCCCGGTGAAGATACTGACGATCTCTCGAAGTGCCTTGGCGAGCAGCTCGAACATGGACCCCGAGGTGTCGAGAACGATGCCGAGGCGGACCGGATAGTCCACCATGCCGGGGATGGTTTCGTTTCGCAGGAATGATCGCTTGGAGATCCGCTTCCTGCTAAACGCGTTCTGACCCCACTGAATCTGTCCGAGTAGACGGCCTGTGTTCGCGCGCATCTTGCGCTCCCACGGGATCCGGCTCTTTCCCGCCGCTGCCTTGACCTCCCACGCGAATGAGCCCGGGACCGTTCCGAACCCCTTTCGCTCGTACTCCTGGATGTCTTCTCGCGTCTTTTCGACCACGACCTGCCACTCGACATCGGTTCGTCCCACGTCCTGGTCGAGCTCGTTCTCAGCCTCTTCATCCTCGCTGTGCCCCGCCCCTCCGCCACACGCTCCTGCCCCGATTCCCTCCTCTTCCTCCTCGTCCGAGCTTTCTGCCTCTTCCCCCTCCTCCTCGCTCCCTTCTTCACTCGGTTCCGAAGACGGGTCCGTGTTCTCTCCCTCCTCCTCTTCCTCCTTCTCCTCTTTCTTCTTGTTCTTCCCCTTCGGTTTCGGGGGTTGAAGAAGCAGGAGGTCGTAGTATTCCTCCATCGTGAGGTTGGGCGGGAACCCGTACTGTTCCGGAAGGTAGATACCGATGCCCGCCGGCGCCTCATACCCCATGGCGAGGACTTGCTGGTTGATCCAGAGATCGTGCGAGATGTTTGCCAGCTTCGGATCTTTCCCCTCGGCCCGCACGAAGTAATCGCCGTAGACGTGGAGTCCTTCGTGGACGTAGCAAAACCCGGCCTGCAGCGGGTTCTGCTTCGTGATGAAGTGCGGATTGACGAGTAGGACCCGTTTCCGCGTCACAGCTGTTGTGCGGATCCGCGTCGAGAGCACGATCGGCATGCTCAGGGTCAAGCGCTGGAAGTACGGGGTCTTGAGCCGTACCTCGTACCGGGCCTGAGCCAAGATGTCGTACGCGGCCCGTTCCAGGTCTGGGGTCAGAAGCTCCACATGTCCTCGGAAGCATCGCGCTCGATGTACGACGCGAGCTTGCGATCACCGAGCTCCTGGGCCACGGGCTGAACCGCAGCTCGGACCCGTGCGCTGGCGGACCGAGTACTGAGGCCGATCCGGCTCATGATGCGGAACGGGCTCACGACGACATCGGGAGCCGTCTTCACGATCTGCCCCAAGACCTCCAAGAACTTGATGCCTCGCTCCTCCCTTTCTTTCGCGTCCTCGCACATCTTGACGTGCCGAGCAACGCAGGACACGACGCCGTACGTCAGGTCGAGCCGCCGCGGGTCGTGCTGCCACCCCCCCTTCAACACATCCTCGGGGTCCGGGAGCTGCTGGTCGTGGCGGTAGGTCTGGAACTCCTTGGCGAAGACTTCTCCGCACAGGGCGCCCATGAAGTAGGGTTCGAGCTCCGGCTTGTCGAGCGCCCAGCACGTTGCTGCGGCTCGTGCCGCGAGATCGAAAGATCGGGTAGTAGCCCACGGCTGCCCTTCACACCCCTCCGGCACCGGCGCGTCGATGAGGGCAGAGTGCCGTTTGGAGAAACCGAGGAAGAGCTCGACTGCTTTGGGCCAGACTCTGTCCCACTTCGTCTGCACGATTTCTTCGAAGTCGAGGACACTGGCGGAGCGCGGCATGCCCTCTTCGTTGTAGAACTCGACCCGCTCGAGGTGGGTCGGGCCTTGGATCGAGAACTGCGCCATGCGGTTTGCCAGCGCATCGTTCATCTCGAACATGGCCGACCCCGCCCCCTGGGGGTTGGTGAGGGACATGGTACGGATCCCCCCGCCAAGCGGGATAGCGCCGACGTGCCGGTCGAGAGCGATAGAGAGCATTCCGTTCTGGACCTGCCGGAGGGCGGCGGTCATGTCGTCGAACACCAGAACTCCGCGTTTCGCCTCGAGCATGCGGCGGAACGCGCCCAGGATCGGGACTTCGGGCCCCGCCAGCGGGGTCAGGGTGCCGAGATCGTCCGGGGTCAGCGTGGCGGTAGGGATGACGGCCGAAGCCAGGCCGAGCCTTTCGGCAACGGCCCGGATCAGGGTCGTTTTGCCGATCCCCTTCGGCCCCTCGATGTTGAAGTGCAGGCCCATCACGCAGCCCGGTTTTCGCGGGTCGCCGAGAGGCGTGCTGACCGCGACAGCGATCAGCTGCTTCATCAGCTTGTGGGATCCGACTTCCTGGTTGGGCTTCGTCGGGCGCTGTTCTTTCTCTTCATTCACGCGCATTGTTTTCGAGCTCCGCTGACCTGAGGACACCAGTCCTCGGGCATGATGGTGATGATCGTGTCGTTGTCCTTGTTGACGACGACGTAGCCGTCTTTGCCGCCCAAGCTGAAAAAGTGGTAGCTCGCGTGCGGTCCGTAGACCACGCTCTCCGACTTCATCGACTTCTCGACCGCCGAGTTCAGGCGTTTTGCGATCTCTTTGTCCGGGAGGTAGGCCCAGTCGGGCCACCTCTGCCGGAACCGTTGAATAGCGTGTGTGTTGGTGCGCATGAAGTCTCCCGGCTACTTACCCATCATCAGTCCCCTCGATAATTTCGACATCGATCATGTTCATGCACGGCTTGCAGATCAGAAACGGTTCGGCCGCGTCTTCGAACCTCGCGCTCAACTTGTGTCGTTTCACGCTGCCGTTCCGCACCAAGATGACCTCCATGTCGGGGGCGATCTCGGACTTGCAGAACTCGCAGGAGCCGATCGCTCCGTGGCTCAATCGGCGCGGCTCTTCTCCGTGGGTGAGCTCGTACGCCTCTGCCGCAACGTGGTCATCCCAGCAGTCGAAGTGCAGGTAGGTCGGAGGGAACATGCCCTGATCTTCGCTCAGCACGTAGTCGGTCTTGATCTGCCCATCGACGACGTGTCCGACGACGAGCGCTGCGAGGATCGTATCGCCTCCGTAGAGGATGCTCTCGCCACAGAACTCACAATCGAAGGGGGTCCGTTTCCAAGGAGGCGGGTCTTCATCCTCTTCTTCTTCGGGATCGAAGTCGCCCGGCCTGAGGTAGTGCGAGGGGTCGTCGAGAGAGCTCATGTCAGGTACTCCCAGCTCACGGGTTCGCGTTGCAAGCGGCTCCAGCGTTTTGCGATCGTTTGAATCCTCCCGTCTGGACCTTCTCCTGTTGTCGGGTCCATATCCCACAAGAACTGGTCGAGCTGCACGACGTCTGTGCGCGGATCGTCGAGGTGGATCCGGCGCTCGATCTGCAGGTCTCGCGGGATGCCCTGCGGGAACTGCTCCCGTAGCTCCATCTCACGGTCCTGCAGGTCGTCGAGAAGGTCGTCAAAGTCTGCGGTGAGGCCGTGCCATTCCCGGTCTCCCGGCTCCACGTACTCCCCCACTCCCCACAGGCACTTCTTGCCCGGGACGCCGATACCCAGCAGTACCTCAAGGTCCCGTTGATTGCAGAACGTGACGAACTGCTTGTTGTCGATCAGCTTGACGCGGATCCCTCCCACGAACCTGTTTGGCAGTGGCGCCAGGACGCGCGTTATCGTCCACTGCCGCCTCGGCTCGTAGAGATCTCGCAGCACGACTCCGGGGAGTCCGAAGTCCTGCTGCATGATCCTGGTGAACTCGAACGTCTTGAGCTTGTCTAGCTCACGGTACGGGTTGACTAGCATGGCTCCTTTTCATGAGCTCGAAGTAGATCCAGGTCGCGACTCCGTTGAGGACGCCGATGAACAGGCCTGCCCAGAACATGTGTGATCTCCTGTCGTCGGCTTGGTTCCAAGCCGCAGAACGTGTTCGTCGAACTCGCGCTCGAACCGCTTGCCGCAGGTCTCGTCCTGCTCGGGCTGTTGAGCAAACTTCTCCATCAAGTTCCTTATCCCCTCGCCGGGGCCTTACTTGCTGGTACCGCTTGTTCTGGAGTACCCTGAGGCACCTGACCGATGGCCTACCTCGATCCGAACGAGGCCTTCCAGAACTTCAAAGAACGCGCCCTGGAAGGCATCCAAACCATGTTTCCCATGAAGGGCCGCACCCGTACCGTGCGGCTTGCTGGGTTCGAGGTTCCGGACAACCTGCACCCGGACGACATTCGATCACAGCACAAGGCTCGGATCGAGGAGTCGACCTGGGCCGTTCCGGTCTTGGCTCGCCTCGAGCTCCTCGACAACCAGACCGGCAAGATCGTCGAAAAGAAAACGATCCGTGTGGCCGAGCTACCGAAGATGACGAAGCGGTACAGCTACATCGTCGGGGGTCAGGAGTTTCAGGTCGACAGTCAGTGGCAGCTGCGGCCGGGCGCATACGTGCGCCGCAACCAGAACAACGAGATCGTCACCAAGTTCAACGTCCTCGATCGCAACGCGTTCGATCTGAAGCTCGACCCCGGGACCAAGGCCTTCTCTCTCATCTACAACAAGTCGAAGGTCCCGCTGTACCCCGTGTTGCGTGCCATGGGGGTTGGGGATGAGGAGTTGCGCAAGGCGTGGGGCGACGAGATCTTCCACGCCAACGTCGAGGCGCGCGGCGCCTCAACAGCGCTGTCTCGCCTCTACCACTCGGACAAGGGCGCGGCTCCTGGGTCGAAGCACGAAGCCGAACAGCACGTCGTGCACCTGCTCTCGGGGGCGCGGATGCGGCCCGACGTGACCCAGGCCACGCTCGGCAAGCCGCTGGAGTACGTGACAGGCGAGGCCCTGCACCTCGCGACGCAGAAGATGCTCAAGGTCCAGGCCGGGCACCCGGAGGATGACCGGGATGCGCTCGTGTTCAAAGACCTGCGAGGCATTGGGGACTTCGTTACGGACAAGATCAACCGCGCGTCGAGGGACATCGTGTCCAAGGTGCGCCGACAGATCGACCGGCCGGACGCCACGCTGCGCAGCATTGTGCGCTTCGACCTCTTCAACAGGCCGGTGTACGAGGCCTTCCACAAGAACCAAGCCGCGCGGACCGCGTCGCAGATCAACCCGGTCGAGATGATCTCCTCGGCCTTCCAGACCACGGTCATGGGTCCGGGCGGTATTCAGAGTGACCAGACCGTCCAGAACGAGACCAAGCTCATCAACCCCACGCACCTCGGCTACCTGGACCCGATCCATACGCCGGAGAGTGATCGAGCTGGGGTGAATCTCCGCCTTCCGATCGGCGTCAAGAAGGTCGGTCGCGAAGCGCATATCCCGCTCTACAACCTGAAGACCGGCAAGACCGAGCTCGTGCCCCCCGGCACGTTCTTCTCCTCCAACGTCGTGCTCCCCGATCAGCTCGAGTGGAAGGAGGGCAAACCTCGCCCCCTGCACCCGGTCATCAAGATGTCGGGCCCGAACAACGAGATCAGGGAGGGGCGGTTCGCGGAGGCCCAGTACGCGATCCGGCATCCGAGCCTCCTGTTCAACATGACCTCGAACCTGATCCCGTTCCTCGGCAACACGAGCGGGAATCGGGCCTCGATGGCCAGCCGCCACATCGAACAAGCGATCTCTTTGCACGAGCGCGAGGCGCCGCACGTCCAAGTCTCGACCGGTGTCGCGAACCAAGACTTCGCCAGCTTCGAAAAGCTCCTGGGGAGGTACGCGGCCCACGCCTCTCCTGTGGACGGCAAGGTCGTAGCGGTGCGCCCCGACAGCGTCGTGGTTCGGGGCGCCGACAACAAGAACCACGAGGTTCAGCTCTACAACAACTTCCCGCTCAACGACTCGAAGGGCCTCCTGAACTCGACGCCGCTCGTCCGCCCGGGCACCGAGGTGAAGAAAGGGCAGGTCGTTGCCGACACCAACTTCACGCGAAACGGCACCCTGGCGCTCGGCCGGAACCTGACCGTCGGGTACGTCCCGATGCGCGGGTACAACTTCGAGGACTCGGTCGTGATCTCGGAGTCAGCCGCCAAGAAGCTGTCGAGTGAGCACTTGCACAAGCTCGACTTCGCTGCCGATGAGCGTACCGTGCTGAACAGGGATCGGTTCGCCCGCCAACACCTGGGCAAGTTTTCTCCCGATCAGCTCAAGAAGTTGGGCACCGACGGCGTGGTGCGCGTCGGGCAGCGGGTGCGCCCGGGCGACCCCATCATCGCCGCCATGACCCCGTTCGACACCAAGGGCCGCGCCGACATCGCGAGCTTGAGCCGCAAGATGTCGAACTTTCACTCCGACGCTTCGTTGCGCTGGGACGGAGAGACCGAGGGCGAAGTCGTCGCCGTCCACAAGACCGGGCGAGGCCTCTCCGTCCATGTCCGGACGATCGAGCCCATGCAGGTCGGTGACAAGCTCGCGGGACGGTTCGGCAACAAGGGCATCGTCGGCCTCATCCTTCCCGATCACGAGATGCCTCACACCAAGGGGGGCCAGCCGCTCGACGTCGCGCTCAACCCCTCCGGCATCCCGGGCCGCATGAACATCGGCCAGGTCTTGGAGACGGCCTCCGCCAAGCTCGTGAAGAAGACCGGCAAGCCCGTCATCGTCGACAACTTCCGCGCCGGCGCCGACATGCTGGAGCAGGTGAAGAAAGAGCTCGCCAAGCACGGGCTGTCGGACTCCGAGGAGCTCTTCGACCCCATCACGAAGAAGTCGCTCGGCAAGGCCCTGGTCGGGCCCCAGTACATGCTCAAGCTTGTGCACCAGGTGGACAAGAAGGTCAACGTGCGCTCGGGCATGACCCTGCCGGGGCAGGCGCCGGAAGCTTACGACCAGAACCTCCAGCCACAGGGCGGTGGTGGCGTCGGGGGCCAAAGCATCGGAAACCTCGGGCTCTATGCCCTGCTTGCGCACGGCTCCACGGCCACGATCCGTGAGATGCAGACGTTCAAGAGCGAGGGTCGAGACCCGCAGCCCGACCCGAACAAGGCCTGGAAGTCTCAGCATGCTGACGTTTGGAAAGCGATCCAAACCGGCATGCCGCTCCCCACGCCCAAGCCCACCTTCGCCTTCCACAAGTTCACGACCCTGCTCAAGGGGGCCGGGATCAACATGGAGAAGAGAGGCAACGAGTTCGTTCTCTCTCCGCTCACCGATCGCCACATTCTCGACATGGCCTCGGAGGGGAGCACGGACAACAAGCCCAGGATCTTGTCGCAGCCTGCACGCGTCGTCGCCGCGACCAAGCTCGACCACCTCGGCAACCCGAAGCCAGAAGTTGGGGGCCTGTTCGATGAGAAGCTCACTGGCGGTCACGGCGGGCAGAAGTTCTCGGCCATCAAGCTCTCCGAGCCCGTCCCGAATCCAGTTTTCGAGCTCCCGATCCGTCACGTCACCGGCCTGTCCTCTCAGGACTTCAAGGACATCGTCTACGGCCGAAAGGCTGTCACCCTTGGCGGGAACATCGTCGAAGCCGGTGGCCGCGACACGGTCACGGGTGGAGCTGGGATCAAGGCTCTGCTTGATCGAGTCGACGTCAAGAAGGAGCTCGAGCACGTCAAGAAGGAGCTCACCAAGGCGCCCCTCTCCAAGCTCGACCCGATCTTGAAGCGCGCGAAGTATCTGGGCGCACTCGACAAGAGCGGGCTGCGTCCGAGTGAGGCGTACATCCTCAACTACCTCCCGGTCGTTCCTCCCTCTGTCCGTCCTATCCAGACCTTGCCGACGGGCTCGCTCCACGTCAGCGACGTGAACGAGCTCTACAAAAAGTTCGCGCAGGTCAACGAGAAGCTCGAACGCAAGGTGCCCTACACCAAGGAGCTGGAACAGAAGCTGCGGCAGGATCTGTACGATGGGGTCTCGGCCATCGCCGGCCTCGGCACGCGGTACGAAACGGCGAAGCACAAGGGTCTGATTCACCAGATCTCAGGCTCCACCGCCAAGCAGGGCTTCTTCCAAGACGTGGTCTTGAACCGAAAGCAAGACCTGACCATGCGCTCGACCATCGTGCCTGAGCCCGCACTCGACCTCGATGAGATCGGCCTTCCGCGCCACTCCGCGCTCAAGCTCTTTGCTCCGTTCGTCGTGCAGAAGCTGCAGGCCATGGGCTCGGCCAAGTCCGTACTCTCGGCCCAAGACCTGATCTCCAAAACTCTGAACGGCCAAGCAAAAGACCCGACGGTCTGGCAGGCCTTGGAGCGTGTCACTGCCGAGCGCCCGGTGCTGATGAAGCGCGACCCCGCCCTCCACAAGTACTCGGTGCAGGGGTTCAAGCCCCGGATCGTGGAAGGCAGCGCTATCAAGATCCACCCCCTCGTTGTCGGGGGGTTCAACGCCGACTTCGACGGGGACACGACGGCTATCTTCGTTCCCGTGCATCGGGACGCGGTCGAAGAAGCCCGCCGCATGATGCCCTCCAACAACTTGCTCAGTGAGGCGACGGGGCAGGTCATGTACCAGCCCACGCTCGAGTCAGCGCTCGGCATCTTCAAGCTCTCGTTGACGGGGAAGGAGACGAGCCACAAGTTCCAGCACCCCGGCCACCTCATCGACGCCGCGAGTCAGGGCAAGGTGGGGATCAATGACGTCGTCCACCTCGACGGTAAGAAGACGACGCCCGGCAGGGTGTTGCTCGCTGCATCCCTGCCCGAGCCGCTGCAGCACAAGGTGTTGCACGACTTCGGTTACCAGATCGACAAGTCGGGCCTCAACACGTTGCTTGCCTCGCTGGCCAAGAACCACCGAGGAGAGTTCGGCACTGCGGTCAACCGCCTCAAAGATCTTGGCAACGACGCCGCGTTCGGTTTGGTGCGTGTGCCGGCGCTCGACAACGGGCACCGGCTCATGTTCAGCAACAAGCTTCCGGCCGCCTCGATCGACCCGAAGAAGGTCGTTCAGATCCCCGTCGGCACCCATTCCCTGACGCTCGACGACTTCAGTCCCGATCGTGCCGTCCGTTCGAAGGTTATTTCGGAGACGCAGAAGAAGATCCAAGAGTTCGCGCACCTCCCTACCAAGGAGCGGGAGGCCAAAGAGATCGACGCCTGGCAAGGCGCCGAGAAGAAGATGAAGGAGCTCCACTTCGAGAAGCTGAAGGAGACCCCGGACAATCTGTTCTTGATGCTCCAGGCCGGAGTGAAGCCGGGCTGGAGCCAGTACAAGCAGATGAAGCTTGCCCCTCTCCTGTTCCAGGACTCGATGGGGCGCACTATTCCGACGCCGATCACGAAGTCCTACGCCGAGGGCTTGGATCTCGCCGACTACTGGCTGCAGATGCACGGTGCCCGCCGCGGCACGGTTCGAAAGGTTCAGGAGGTCCGGGACCCGGGGTACATGTCCAAGCTCCTCATGAACAACATGATGGATACGCTCATCGCAACGCCGGATTGTGGTACCAAGACGGGGATCGCGATGAGCGTGCAGGACCCTGAGATCCACGACCGGTACCTGGCCAAGCCCTTCTCGGCCGGCAAGGTGCAGTTCGGTATCGGGACGCTGGTCACTCCCGGCGTGACGGACCAGATCAAGTCGGTCGCGAAAAACGCACAGCTCGTGGTTAGGAGCCCTTTGAAGTGCGAGCACGAGAAAGGGATCTGCCAGAAGTGCGCGGGTCGTGGAAGCGCGGGGCAGGACTACCCGGTCGGCACGAACATCGGGGTTCAGGCCGCCCATGCCCTGGGCGAGCGCGCGGTCCAGCTCACGCTCAAGGAGTTTCACTGTCTGCATGAGCACTCGCTTGTTCTGGTCCGCCGACGATCTCGCGTCTTTCACACCACGTTGGGGCAGCTGTTCGAGGATGCGCGGGATCCGCGCCTCGAGGACGATGAGGAGATTCGTGACCCCGGTGAGCTCGAGGTGTGGGACCGAGGAGGGTGGGTGCGGGTGCTCGCGGTCCGACGGCACGCCCAGCAAACCGGCACCAGCATGGTTTTCGCTCGGACTCGTTCCGGCTTCGGGCTCCTGAGTCAGGACAACCATCCGCACATGTTGGCTAAGAACGAGGCGGTGTGTCCGGACTGTGGGACGTGGCCTAAGAAACTCGGCCGCGGCCAGGGATTCGGTTGTAGGAAGTGCGGGCAGCGGTGGCCGGAAGAGCCGGTCAATACAGCAGAGTTCTTCATGGTCGAGCCGCAAGAGATGCAGGACAAGAGCCATACCGCTTTGATCGATCTCGGCCCTTCCCCGACTCGCTCCGACCCCCCGATCCGCAGCGGGTGGCTCGCCGGCATGTACGTGGCCGAAGGCTGCGTCATGGTTCGCCAAGAGCAGGGCCAGGACTACGTGATGGGTGTTGAGATCGCTCAAAAACGGGGGTCCGCTCTTTTCGATCGGATTCGTTCTGAGCTGCAAGAAGAGTTTGGGCCTGGCGAGTACCCGGGCCGTCCAACGGGTTTCCAGCTCTACGGCCGTTCGCGTGCCGCCCTCTTCCACCAAGCTTTCGGTCGGTATGCGAGGAACAAGGGCCTTCCGGAGGGCTGGAGCGGGCTCCCCAACTCGTGGTTGGCCGCCTTCGTTGCCGGTGTTTTCGATGGTGATGGGACGTTGGCTTCGTGCGATGACAGCGCCTGGTTGACCGGCGCGGTCGATACGACGAGCTTCAAGCTCGCCCAACAACTTCACTGGATCCTTCGTTCGAATGGCGTATCGGCCCGGATCCTGACCACGCCTTGGCGAAAGAGCTCTCTTCATCAGGGCTTCCGTGTCACCTTCCCCGTTACGGAGGGGGCAAAGGCTCTGCTCCGCGCCTCGTCCAAGTTGAAGGATGTCCCGGCCAAGCCGACTGGGCTCGAAGAGCGATTCAGCTCGGTCGTGAACTACGTGCGGCCAGTTCGTTTCGCGTCACCCCCCATGGTGTACGATCTCACAACGGAGACCGGGACGTTGTTTGTGGGCGGGGTCTGGACGCACAACACGGGCGGCACGGCGGGCGGGGCCGGCAAGTTGCTCAACTCGTTCGCTCGTTTCGACAAGCTGATGCGGCTCCCGAAGAAGGTGGCAGATGAGGCCACGCTTTCCATGCACAGCGGCAAGGTCGAGAAGATCGAGACAGACCCGACCGGCGTCAAGGTCTGGGTCGGTGGGGTGGCCCACCACGTGGGGCGTGACTCCCAAGGCAACCCACTTCATCAGCCCCTGCCCGGGGTCCGCACGGATTGGTCCCCGCCGAAGGTGGGTGATCATATCGACGCCGGGCAAGTCCTTAGTGATCCGGCACGCACCTTCGTCAACCCCCACCACCTGTACCAGGCCACGAAGTCGATCGATCGGGTTCAGAACTTCATGACCGACGAGGTCTACAAGCTCTACAAGGACGAGGGCGTGAAGCGCCGGCACGTCGAGACCGTGATCCGCAACATGGGCAACTTGGCACGGGTCCATGACCCGGGAGATCACCCCGACCTCATGCGGGGTGAGTTCCGACCCGTCAGCTCTCTCGCGAAGCTGAACCGGGAGCTGTCTGGGAAGGGACGTAAGCCCATCTCGTTCGAGCCCGTGCTCAAGGGGATCAACATGTTGCCCCTCGAAATGCAGGAGGACTGGATGGCGCGGTTGAATCATGAGCGGCTGAAGGGCACGCTGCTCCACTCTGCCGCGATTGGGGCTGTTTCGAACCTGCATGGAGCTCACCCGGTCCCTGCCGTCGCCTTCGGCGCGGAGATGGGGATCCGGCCGACGGGCTCGGGCCCGGCCGGGTACTGATGGCCAAGTTCTTCTGGGTCATGCGCCCCCGGAAGCACGGGGGCCGGGACCTGGTCAAGGTCGAGATCCGCGGCGAGCTGCCGCTCGCCTCGTACTTTCGGGACTTGGACATCGGGCTTGGGATCAAGCGCCGATTCAACTCGATCCGATCCGAAGACCGAGCCCCTCTCCACCATTCTTACGTCCCAAGGCCCGGAGATGTTGTAGAGTTCGTGCCGAGGGTCTGATGAGGCGCTTCCCCCGAACTTCGATCTCGCACGGCCCCGGCGCGGACGCGGCCCAGGTCATCGAAGCCCGCGTCATCGACATCAACGTCCGAAACTGGACGGTCGATGCTCGTGCTACATACGATCGCAAGTTCTACTTCGAGGTACAGGTCGCCTCGCCCTATCTCCACTACAACAACGGAGAGGGCATCTCAGTCATGCCGGAGGTCGGGGCGAAGTGCATGATCTGTATCCCCAGCGATTCGTCCCCTCCGTTCGTCCTGGCATTCGTCATGCCGTTCGAGACCCGCACCGACGCCGGTGCTGATGAGCTCTCCTCCGACTCTCCGACCGCGGTCACGACGGGCGCCTCCTTCGCCGGCGGCCGTCCCGTCCCCAAGCCCGGGGACATCTCACTCAAAACTCGGAGCGACAACTTCGTCATCCTGCACCGCGAGGGTGTGCTGCAGATCGGGGCAACGCCGATTTGCCAGCGCATCTACATCCCGCTCCGAAACCTGATCACGGATGTCTCTGGCTCCTACCTGCACCACAACACAGGCGGCGTAGTTTCGTGGGGCATCCAAGAAGGGGCATCGATCGAGAACCCGCCGTCCCAGTACATGCACACGTTCCGGGTCTTCGCGAATGACGAGTTCGCCGACATCAGGGTCGCCTGCGGTAAGGTTTTCACGCCCGTGCCTGAGCCCGATGGGAGTGTGAAGGGGGAGTCGGAGAGCCTGGGGCAGTTGAAGATTGGAACGGAAACAGAAGACCCCATCATCTACGAGGTCTCGGTTGCTCGGAAAGGCTTCGATGCGACGACCGGCGCCTTGGCCAAGTCGAGCGTTCGAAACGACACCGTGTTGAGGTTCTTCTTCGACCGCGCCGGCGGTACCTTCCTGCGCGCCGCCGGCAACACCCTTCTCTCGTTCCGGAAGAAGCTCCGGATCAAAGTCAAAGAGGAGCTGGAGATCTTGGGAGACAGCACGGTCACGATCGAGTCGGGTGGGGAGGCGGTGATTCGGGGTGAGACCGGTGTCACGATTGCGTCTCCTGTCGTCCGCCTGGGCAAGGGGCAGACACCGGCTTCCGGAGTCGGCGACATCGTCCAAGTCATTCTTCCGTTCACGCCTATGGTGGCCTCGCCGACGCCATTGGTCGTGTCCGGGACTGTCTTGACTGGGAACGCGGGGGTCTTGCTCTAGCCATGAGTGTCGTCGTCGTTCCGCCGAGCCCCATGACGCTGCTCGATGTCAGCGTTGGCGGGGCCGTTGCAGTTCAGTTTCTGAACCCACTGCTCTTCAACCTCGACCTGATGTTGAACGGCAGCTTCGGGCTCGGGCCTTTTTTGGCCGAGCTCAACGCCCAGTTCAGCGCCGCGATCGGGCTGCAGGCTCAGCTCTCGATCTCGATCTCAAACCCGCTGCTGAACTTCCAGCTCGCACTCCAAGCCGTCGCACAGCTCCAGGCCTCGCTTTCCGCCGCGCTCGCGGCGGGGCTGCCTGTCGTCAGCGTCGACATCGGCGCCAAACTCTCTGCGACGGCCGCGCTGCAGGCCTCGCTTGCCCTCAAGATCGGGGGAATTCGCGCTCTGATCGAAGCCGCACTCCAGGTCAAGCTCGGCGCCTCCCAGTTCGTAGGAGAGTTTCAGGCCAACCTGTCGGCCGGCCCGATCTACGTCCTGGCGTTCGGCTTCGACGCGACCAACACGTCAGCAGACGTCGGCGCCCAGATCCAGGGCATGCTGAACGGCGGGCTCTCCGGCATTTCAGCAAGCGACGACATTTCTGGTATCGTGATTCTCACGAAGAATCCCGCTGCCTCGGCAGCCATCTCCGCCCTGTTCAAAGTCGCGTGAGGGGTCATGGAACCGATCTTTACGATTCACAAGTTCAGCTTCGAAAAGACCGCAGCCGAAGTCCCTCTGCCGCCTGATCCGAACCGGTGGCCCCAAGAGATCCACCAGGAGCTCTACAAGCAGCTCCCGTTCATCGCAGACTTTTCGCCGACGATCGAGATGGTGAAGGTCGACGCGGAGAAGGGATACGCGATGGGCAGGGTCATGGTCATGAGCCCGACGCAGCTGCATCCCGATACTCCGCCCGACGCCTTGCAGTCGGCCGGCATCCGGCGGGTCTGGATCCCCATCGTGGTGCGGGAGATGAAGCTCGCTCCTCTCGACATCTTCGCTTCCGAAGACGGCGAGCTCCTTCCCCTGACCGAGGCCAGGTTCCGACAGGCCCTGTTCCGGCCCCAGCCCTTCGACGTCACGGCCACGTCGCCCGGCGACACGTCGATGATCAACCAGCTCTTCCCTCCCTACCGGCAGCAGTACGGCTTCGGCGGTGGTGGCGTGGTAACGGACGGCGGCAAGATGGCCGCGGCCAAGGCCTGCTGCAAGGAGTGCGGGAAGGAGTCGTGCTTGTGTCGGGAGAAGACCGGCATGCTTGCCAAGATCGCCCACACCATCACGCCGCACGACCTGCAGAAGTTCTCCGGCTTCCTGAGTGCTCCGGAGCACCGGGCCCTGTACAAGGAGGCCGGGCTCTACACGGCTCCGGCCATCCAGCACCTGCTCGCGGTCAAGCCGCAGACAGCCGAGAAAGTCGCGTCGGCCCTGGCCGACAGCCTGCCTCCGAACGTGGTCCAGGTCACGCGGGCGGCCGGGGCGTACCGGGTCAAGACCGCCAACGCGAATTTCTTCGAGCCGCAGGAAACGTGGATGGACCGGGGTGCGGTGGTGGCTGGTTTCGGGGAGAAGGTCGCGCTTGGTGCGGACCTGTCGGGCTCGGTCACGATGTCGGATGCCCCGGAGACGGGTGCCGAAGGCCCGGCCCCCGCGGCTCAGGCCGTGCAGGTCTCGCAGTTCGGCGCGTACCAGGTCCAGGCCGTGGCCGGCGAGAAGATGACGGGCTTCGTGTTCCCGAACCTGCTCGACGTCGACAACACGCCGCTGCCCATCGCCCTCTTCGTTTCCGACACCGGTGCCATGCTTCAGGCCGAGGTCGCCGGCGTCCCGATCCCGTCCCTGGCCGAGAACCTGCCCCAGCTCCACCTCGGGGGCCACCCGAAGGGGACTGGTGTCTTCGTCCGTGAGACGGCGCAGGGCCTCGAAGCGACGATTCCCTTCGATGTCCAGGCCTCGTTGACCGCGGAGGGCGACGTCTCGTTCATGGCCTCGACCTTCGACGGGCGCTCGTTCGAGGTTTCGATTCAGCCCCAGATTCAGGAGCTGGTCGTGGAGGGACAGCGCTTGCTGGTGCCGGACGGCTTCCAGTGGATGCCGGTCGGTCAGCTCAACCCAGTTCCTCTTCTGAGCTCGCCCTCGGACATCTCAGCGGCCCAGGTCGCGGAAAAGACGGGCTCGGTGCACGTCGTGCTTCGCGGCCTGGGGCCGAATTCGTACTCGATCTCCGGCGCCCCGGTCGCCAAGGTCGCGTACGAGCTTCGTGAGGGGGTGTCGATCGACGACACCATGTTCCTGCTCGCCACGGTGGGCGTGGCGCCGACCGACGCCGTGGTGAAGATGGCCGAGGCCCTTTCGGCCCAGGCCCCGATCTACGTGCCCTGTACCAGGGCCGTCACGCCCCTCGACGAGGCACTCAGCGCGTCGCGCGAGAAAGCGGCGTCTATCATGGCCGCCTTGCCGCAACTGCGGGCCGAGCTCTGGAAAGAGGCGGCCGGGATTCAAGACCCGACCGCCGTCGATACGATCCTGTCGCTCGGGTTCATCAACCCTGAGAACATGGCGACGTTCGTCGACTCCCTGCCCCAGCTCGAGCAGACCCAACGGCGGCTGTGCGACCTCTTGCTCGCGGTACGCCTCGGCATGCCGAACATCGAGGCCAGCCCTCTCGAGCGCTGCATCAAGACGCTCGACGAGGTCATTTCCGGCCTCAAGCTCATGGCCTTCAAGAACTGAGCCGTGCTGCTTCGTTCTCCGTGCGAGAGGTACATCAAGTACCTGATGCTTCTGCCTGAGAAGCTGGGAGATAAAGCGATCGTCTCGCTTCTTCAACGGCAGCGGCTCGATTGGATCAGTGCGGATTACCTGGCTGGGCTGCGCCCCAAGCTCTACCCCCCGACGCCGTTCCGGCCGACGGATCGGTACCACAACCCGTCTCAGACCTTCTTGGTCAAGGCCGGGCTTCAGGACCTGTTCCTGAAAGCGCCTCCCGTGGTGCGGGCGATGAAGGTCCTGGACAAGCCTCGGATCAAGGAGTTCATCGAAACCATGACGCTCTCTGGGGCCCCGCATGCCTCGATCGCACTCTCGGTCGAGAAGCAGTGGGGGCTGTCGTTCGGCCTGGCCGCGTTGCAGGCCTACCTCAAGTACTTCTGGGACCTCGAAGTGCTCGAGACCTCCGAGGTCAAGGTCCTGCTCTACCAGCGGTTTCATGGCGCTCATCTCGGGTCCTTGGCGTCCGGGGCCGAGGCTGCGTACAAGACCGATCCCCGCAAAGCGGCGTTGGACCTCCCCCACTCCCCGGTCTCTGCCATGCTCTCGCAGCTTCGCATGGGCTTCATGCCTCGCTCCGAAGACCTGCGGAACGTCCTCGAGCACGCCCGGGCCGCAGCTGCGCTGCGGGCGTACGAATCAACGATGTCCGGCGGCGCGTTCAGCTCCAAGGTCTCGTACGAGTTCTCAGCGACGGTGGAGAAGCTGGGGCAGATCTTGGAGCAGATCGTGAACCCCGACGATCAGCTGCATGAGCACTTGCGTGCCATCAGGCTCCGAGTTAACCAAGCTCCGAAGGCCAAGGGGCTGTTCGAGCTCTCGGCCGGGAACCATTCCTCGGAGACCGAGGTTCGACAGAGTGAGGTGGTGGTCGATGTCAACGAAGACGAAAGTACCGGCCCCGATCGCAGGGGACCCGCCGGATGAGGCCGTTGCTGTCAAACGTTTCGTGATCTGTGATCGGTTCACCACGTTCTGGGCCGAGTACAGGGTCGACGGCGAGGACTACGAGGTGCACTTCTTCCCCTCGCCCGACGCCGCGCCCGAGCATCGCACCGTGCGGTACTGGGGCGAGGTCTTCCCACAGGCCTTGTCGGATGCGGCCGAGAAGTACTTCCAGGCCACGCTCCCCCGCATCTTCGCAGAAGCGGTCGAGAACGTGATTCCTTCGACCGCGCTGCCCGACGCCGCGCCCTCGACTTCGTGGTACTTCCGTGCCCGGTCGTTCGCGCTACGGCTTCAGCCCGATGCGTTCTTGCTCGGGTTCTTCAGGGCACTCGACTCGCGCGTCGAGAGTCTGAAGACCACATAGGTCTTGTGGATCGAGAGCTGGCCGATCCGGGCCCGGTCCTCGTCGGCCATGGAGTAGATCAGGTCCCGTACGATGGGCTGCATGCTTCGGGGGATCGGCTCCTGCAGCCGTAGAAAGACGTTGACCCCGTCCCCATCTGGGTCGATTTTGGCTTCCTCACCGACGTGGTCTGCGGCACTCTTGAGGTAGGTCCAGAGCCGCGTCACCCACTTCTGCGCCTGCTCGATGTCCACGACTCAAACCTACCCCACCGCCTCATTCCCCGACAGCTCCTTCGAGCTCACAGAGGAAGATCTAGAAGACATCGGGCTTCCCCTTGAAGAGGTGGGGAAATGGTGCCCTTCTGAGCTCGCGGAGTGGCCCGACGACCTCTTGTCCCGCGGCGTGTCGGCGAAAGAGGTGCTCGAGACGGCTGAGATCTCGCCCTCCGAGTTCACCGAGTTTGCGTTCCGAATGCCACGCCAGGACATGAACGGCTACGCCCCGTTCAGCTTCGAAGGCCGACGGCACATGCGGGACATTTACGACAGCCCCGCCCGCCGCATCCTCTTGATCGCGGGCCGTCAGGTTGAGAAGAGCACGCTGCTCGGGAACATGATCCTGTGCCGTACTTGCCTCATCCCCTCGTACCGGTTCATCTACGTCTCGCCGTCCGCGACGCAGACCAAAGTCTTCAGCATGGACCGCATCAAGGAGCCGGTTGAGACGAGTCCGATCTTGAAGACCTACACGACGCGCATGCTGTCCCAGAACATCATGGACAAGCAGTTCGTGAACCGGTCGAAGATCACGCTTCGTTATGCCTTTCTCAACGCCGACCGTGTGCGCGGCAACCCCGGTAATGGCCTCGCCGTCGATGAGATCCAAGACGTCTTGGTCGACAACATCCCGGTCATCGAGCAGTGCCTTTCCCACTCTCCTGAGGACCTGCAGAAGTACATCTACTCCGGGACACCAAAGAGCCTCGACAACACGATCGAGAAGTACTGGGCCGAGCACTCGACTCAGAACCAGTGGGTCGTGCCCTGCACCTGCGTCGGAGGTGAGGCTGGGCGTTATTGGAACATTCTGGGAGAGCGGAATATCGGGAAGAAGGGGTTGATCTGCGACCGGTGCGGGAAGCGGATCTCTGCCGCACACGACGACGCGCAGTGGGCATGGATGCAGAAGTGGGATCCTGAGAAGGTGCCGTTCGAGGGCTTCCGGATCCACCAGCTCATGGTGCCGTGGAAGCCTTGGGAAGAAGTCCTGCTTCAGTACAATCAATACTCGCGCGCTCGGTTCTACAACGAGGTCTTGGGCATCT